CCTGGTCGGCAGCATTGAACGGACCGCCACCGGACGCGACGACCCACCCGGTACTGCTCCCGTAGATCTCCGCGGTCCCGCCCGGGCCGATATCGATGTTGCAGCACGTCATGTACAGCCACCAGCAGAAACCCGAACAGTCAGTGACACCGGTCTGATCCGGGTGCAAACGCGCATTATACCATTGGTGGTATTCGAATTTCCCGATGCTGTCCCAGGCGAGCTTGGTCATCGCTTTGATGCCTTCACCCACCGGGCCACCCGGTGCAGCCCCGTTATTCTGCGCCGACTCACTGGCTTTATCCTGCCCTTTAGCAGAAGCTTTCCAATAACCAGTGCCAACACTATAGCATCGAGCGAAAGATCCGTCGTTGCACTTGACTCGTAGGGTGCCATCTCCCATGTCCTCAACACTTTTTATCTTCTTCGCATCAGCCGCCTTGTCCGCCGCAGCGTTCCCCGAATGATCCTGCGAGTCCCCCGGATTCAGCGTGATACCGTTGGTCTCCAGGCGCGAGATCATGTCATAAGCGACCTCGTAGCGCTGTCCGACCGCATACCATTCACCTTCGTATTTAATGGCGGCCGCCATGTCATCCAATGACGCCGGGTGCGGGCAGGCGTTGACTAATCTCTTCAAGATTTTCGCGTAATTTCCCCACCGGTGCATGACGACAATAAGAAGCATCGCCGCTTCCGTTTCATTCTCGGTGTCAAGCCCCAGTTCCTGACATCTCGGAATGTAGTCGTTATTCAGGTCGTCCAACATTTGGCTGTTCTGAATTTTGTGCCCGGTCTCACTATCCAGGGCCCCCGACAGAGCCGCACGGTCGGAACCGTTCAAATACGCGTACTGCCGCGACCCGATCGTCCACGAGTCCCGCCCCTCAGCAAGCCACCCATCCACAGTCCCGCCGAAAGACGTCCCGCCCGGGAACCGCTTCAGCAAGTCATAGGCGCGACCCTGTGTCCACTGCCCGATCCCCAGGGACAGCGTGTCCGGCGCACTAATGATGCCATAATCATTGCCCGCCTCCACAGTGGCGAGTACGGCGATGATACACGCCTTATGTGTGTCGTCGAATGCCATAGGCACAGTATAGCGCCCCGCAGATGACTCCGCGGGGCGCCATATCGTGCTACCTCAGTGCAGTTCGAGGAATGTGTTGTCCAGGAACACCCTGGTGTCCTTATCATTCGGACCGAGGAAGCACAGCGAGAACACGTAGTCGCCGCCACCCTCATCAGCGTGGAAGAACCCGTCCACCGTGCTGTAAATGTACGCCCCGTTGAAGGCGCCCGGCACCGCCGCGTTGAACCGGTACTCGGCAACGCCACTCGGCCCCTGGCACTTGATGCCCCAGTGCAGGTCGTGCACGGCACGCGAATTGTGGTGAATCTGCGCGTGACACTGAATCACGTCGTTCGGGTCAAGATGAATCGACCCGCTGAACACCACGGTGTTCTGCTCCTGGGAACCACGCACAGTTCGCTCACCGGTGCCGGACTTCAGTTTCTTGTACCGGGTCCGCACGGTCTTCGCACTATCCCCCGCGGCCTTGGCCTCGTTGATCTGAGAGGACAGAGACTGCACGGTTTCCAGAGCCGACGACGCCGAAGCGCTGGCACCATTCGCTTGCTGCGCCGCGGCGTTCGCCTTACCGGTCGCGTCAGTTGCCTGCGCAAGCGCGTTCGCCGCGTTGGTAGAGGCCTCACGAGCCGCCGCAGCTGTCGTGTCCGCCACGTTGGCCGCGGAGGTAGCCTTCTCCAGCGCCCTGCTGCTCTCGCCCTTGGCGTTGGAGGCGACGGCGAGCGCCGACTGCGCACTCTCCTTGGCGACATGCGTATTCTCGGCGGCGTCGTTGGCGGCGGTGAGGGCCGACGTGGCGTCCCGGGACGCGGTTCGCGCCTGAGTAAGAGCTGAGCCAAGGTTCTCGTCGATCTTGTTCATGGCACCGTTCAGGTCGCCGAGAACACTGAAGTGATCGGACGCCACATAAAGCGGCAACTGGAAATTATTTGTCTTATTGGTGGCGGGCATTAGTTTACTCTCCTGTTCTGAAGATCCTGCATGGTAAGAGATTCGATCTGCTGGGCGGTATGAGAAATAACCCCTGTCCCGGTGGACACGTACTCCATGATACTAAGGATAGCGTCCTGAGGGCTACAATACTTGCCTGTGACCGGCGAGAACATCCAGGTTCCGAAGTGGGTCAGGAAATTCTTACCCTCGGTTTCCAGTTCACTGATGCTGACCGGCCAGGTATCGATGTCCCCAGCGGTGCAGCCCATGCGGGACAAGTCGTCGGCCAGGAGACCGTGAACTGTATACCGGTTGTGAAGGTCAGAGATGAGTTCGCTCAGTTCGCAGGTCTCGCCGGTCAGCCAGTTGAAGACTTTGAACTTGTCGTCCTTGAACTGACGCTTCGTCCACTGGGTCAGTGTCTCCTGGAAGCGCTTGAACTCCTCATCGTACTTGCGTACCGACTCGGCGATCTGCTCCCGCAACTGTTCGGGCAGCGCGTGGTACTGTTCGAGTTCCTTGCGGACGTCCCCGAGGAGCTGGGTGACCCTCATGTTGTAGTCTGCGGCGAGATTCTCCAGATTGTTGGAGAGATTATCACGCAGACCGTTGTTGACCCATTTGCGCAGTTCCTCCAGAATCTGGAGGTAGGTGTACCCGTCGCGATACGTGAAGGGCACCGTGTTGGTAAGCCTGTAATCAGGCGGAACTAGAAGATAGTCACCGTCCTTGATGACATCATTCGGGTTGTATGGTTCAGTACCAGAGCCCATATGTGCTTCTCCTCCCCGTGAGAGAGTCGTTACTGCTCCTCACGCTCATGAACAATTCCTGCAACTCCGTGATGACCATCATATCGACGTTCGTGAACGTTTCCCGCCACGCCGCGATCAACTGCGGCGCGTGACCAGTATAACCCCAGGACCGCGACTCCTGAGATCCGCGTTGCGACGACTCGCCCGACTGGGACGAGTCACCACTCGTCTCACCCCGGACATCATTCGTCCCATCGGAGTTGCTCACGTTGTCGTTGGCCGCTGTCGCATAGTCCCCGTCACCCGAGAGCCTGACCTGCGGGGTTTCCGACTGCACGGTTCGCGCACTGGCTTTCGTCGCCGACACGGTGCTCGTCGTCTGCTTGGCGCCCTGGGACTGTTTTCCCGAGGATCGCCCGCTGGACTCCTGATCGCCCTTGGAGTGCATGTCCTGGGTGAGGAGCGGGTCGATGTTGACCAGTTCGGCCTCATACCACTTGTTGTAGTAGGGCATAATCTCGTTCATCTTCGTGCGGAGTTGTCGCACGAACATGTCAACGCTTTCCAGGCCGATCTCATTATAGTAGTAGTGATCGATGATCTTCTGATTCAGAAAGTCCCTGTATTGCTCGTCGAAAATCGGGTAAGATTCCAGCCCGATATTCTCCACACCCTGTCGCGCGATCACCTCACGCAGTTCAATCGTGTAATCAGCCATTCTTGTGCATCTCCTCCAGGTCAGTGCTCCCCAGACCAGGGTTCTGGTCCGTGAGCCCGCCGGCGACAGCGCCCAGGGCAGCGTTCTCCGCCGTCGTCATCTCATCCAGGTTCCACTCGCACATGACCTCGAGCCCATACATCTTGTTGATCCGCTCGCACGCCCGCTGGCGTTCGTTCAACGCAACAGCCCGCATGGCGAGCACCTGACCGGACGCGCCGGACGCCTCTTCGACGACCATGCGCTCGCGCTTCTCGGAGTTGACGTTCATGATGCCGAGCAGCGTCAGCGTCTCGTTCCACGTGCGCACCTTCGCGTCCATGACGTCTTTGATCTGGTTCGGCTTGTAACCAATATCGAACAGGGAGACTTTTTCAGCCATGGACTCGGCGCTCAGAGCCTCAGTGCCGAAGATTACCGGCTGGCCTTCCACGACCTTATTGAAGGCCTGCACCATGGAGTTGTACTCGTTGTTGTTGACGGCGAACACGAATGGGTGCCGCGCCGACAGCATGTTGATCTCGAGCGTACGGTCCAATGCGGCGAGACGCTGGGAGTACATGCTGATGATGTCCCAGTCCGGAATACGGGTCTGATTCGCCCAGATCGGGACACACTCGCTACCGGATAACTGCCGCGAAAAAACTTGGTTTCCGTACACGACGTAGCCAGTCGGGTTATCATACATGTTGACCTCGCCGAGTCCTGTGGCCCGCAGGGTCATGAAACGCTGGAATTCCTCGTCGAAGTAGAACACGGCGAGCGCGTCCCGCAGAAGCGTCATCTCCAGGAAGCGCAAATCCACTGTGTCGGGCATGCCGACCCATTTGAATCTGTTGGAGCACATCTCAATGAGAATGCGTTCATACATCGCGATCAGTTGCGTCTCGCGAGTTTGGACCGGGTTCAGTTTATATCCGGCGCCCTGCCCCTCATTGAAGGGCCGGTATATTTTGCTGGCCACCCAGTCTTTCTGTTTGTTTACATCAGGTGAAGTCAAGGTGAATTCCTTTCAGTGGTTCATTGTCCCCGATCAGGGCGCTACCGATGGTGAATGTCTTGTGCCATACAGTCACACCTTTTTCGAATATACCACGGATGCTTTGTTTGAACCCTTCCGGGCATGTGGCAGAACGGATATAGGTCTCCTTCATCTGCCAGTACGTGAAGTTCTCCATGCAACGGAAGTTCTTCGGCGGACGGTTGAACACGTTCATGGCGTACCCGTACCTGAGCCAGAATTCCCCGATACGCACCATCGTACCCACGTCGATGAGTTTCTGCCGCAGGACGATCTGCCAACCTTCAGCGGACAGCATGAACGCGTCCCCGCCGGTCTGCCCCGACGTCGTGGGTGCGATCACGTCGCTGTCCTGTATCTTGGCGTTGATGCCGGCGATGGCGTTGGCGTAGTCGCCGTTGGCGGCGAACTTGGCCATTTGCAGGTTCGAGTCCGCAAAATACTTGCCGTAGGAGTTCTTGAGGTTCGTCATCGCACTGGCCTGTTCGGCCCGCATCCTGTTGTTCTCCAGGGCGGTGCCGTACTCGTTACCCATATTGTAGCCTTGGGTGAGAGCATTAATAGCACCGCCGAGAATGTTCCCACCCAGCGCGCTGGCGACACCGGAGCCAATCGCGTTCACGCCTGACCGCATGAATTGCTGATTGGCGTTGTACTGCGCCATCTGCGTGTTGTACGCGTTCCCCAGGTTCGTCATGTCCGTCCCCTGCTGCATGGAGGCCTGCGCCTGAGCGAACTGCGTGGACGCCCCGCGCAGCGCTTTCTGCTGCCCCCATTCGGCGGACTGGCGCTGGTAGGCGATCTGATGCGCGTTGGAGGCGGTGTACATGAGGTAGGAGTTGTTCGTGAGCGTGAAGGTGGGGAAGTTCGCGAACCCGGTCATCACGTCGAAGTGCTCGGACCGTCCATTCCAGTAGTCGGTGACACCGAAGGATGAGGCGTTCAGGTTGTTCACGGTGAACATGATCCGGGGGTTCGGCGGGACGATGTGGGCCCACTGGGTGACATTGAACTTCCAGTCAACGATGCTCTCGGGGCGGATCATGAGCGGCGTCCCCGTGAACGTGGTGAGTTCATACCACATGTACGGAGCGGTGTAGAACTTCCACAAGTGCTTGTACCGGTCCGGAATGTGCGTGTCGGTCCGGAACGGCGCGGCCAGTTCAATGGTCTTGTTATTCTGGAAGGCGTCCCCGAACCCCTTTTTGGCGACGAAGACGTCCGCGTTCACGGCACTCTTGCCGTCGTGCGGGACGTCAGGCAACTTGGTCTTGCGCCCATCCAACTTGTCCCAGTCGATAACACCATTCGGAATAGCGGTGATACTCACGATACCCTGCGCCACCCACGGGGCATAGGACAACGCTTCCGCCATCGTGGTGAAAGCATCAACCGGCATCACGTAGACGGCGCACCCGTTCGGCAGGCCCTCAGCAATGCTGCCTTTCGCCGTCGTGAATTTCGGGTCATCCGCGCTCCCGTAGTCCTCCTCCAGGTCAACGGTGGAGGTGACGACGACGTCGTAGTTCGCCGTGTCGTACTCCTGCCCCTCCTCCGGGACCGGCGTGGCGGCAACGAATTCACGCCATACGTCGCCGACGATGTACTCGGCGCCGGTGTCGAGGCCCTCGGGGGCCGTGAGGTAGCGGCGCCCGTTGTCGGTCCACGCCTCCTCGGCGGCGATGCCGAGGTGGGATCGCTCAACGTAGCAGCGTGTGATCTCCCACTCGTGCATGTAGGACTGCCATACGTCGAGTTGGACCGTGATCTCCGTGGTGTTGGGAGCCACGTACTCCACTGACGTGATGAAATAGTAGAATGTATTCCGCGAATTAACGTGATCCTCGTTGTTGCGGGCAATCAGATAATTATACGTGTTTGCCTTGGAGAACGGTACGTCGATACGAATCGGGCGCCCCTGGGCGCAGTACGTCAGCCCGTGGATCTGCGTCCATGTGGAGTGCTTCTTATGACCATGGACGATCGCCTCGAAGGACTCGTCGTAGTTGTCCCACCACACGACATCGCGGTAGGTGGCGTCCCACGGCACATTGCAAAGGTAGACGTCTGTGTTCGGAGTCCAAATGGAATAATCAAAATTAAGGCCAAATTCACCGATGTCCTTCGGCGGGCGGGTAATAGCACTCATAGGAAAATGATACACCACAGCCCCGGGGCGAAGAACGGTGGCAAGAACTCCCCGGGGCTGCGGCTGATTCCCAACCCACACCGATCCATCCCTTGACCGGAGGTGAGGCCAGCATAGCACAGGAGGAGCACCCCCGCAATCGAACATACGTACTATACCGCTAGTCTGTGGAGAAAATCCGCCACACTCCAACTCCAACGTTTTAGTTGGAATTGGGATAGTTCAAGGCCCCCTCCCCGAGTAGGGGAGGAGGCCCTTGAAACTGTGACCTGGCTTACTTCTTGGGCCAGATCTCCGGCGCCGGATCAATAACCAGCGACCACGAGAACGCACCACCCGCCTTCGCCTGCTCAGCGTTCGCCTTCAGAGCGCCGCCACCAACGATACGACCATTGATCGTCACAGACGTGGCCGTCTCGTCAGAAGCGATCACAAACACCCCGTCGTTGTAGACGCGCGTACGCGGGCTCTTGTTGCCCGACATGCTGAAGTCAACCGGGATCTCAGCGTCCGCAGGCAGGTCCGTGCCGGCGATCGTGTACGTGATGTACCCGTTCTCGCCCGGCTTCATCTTGTCAGTGGAACTGACAACACGACCATCAGCGTGACGGAACGCATCGGGCTTGAGCTCAAGATTCTTGGGTGTCACGATGTTGACTTTCTCGTCGTCGGCCCCAGTCCAGAACAAGACTGCCGGCACGAACAGAGACGCGCTGATGACCTCCCAGTGGTGCAGGAAGTAGTTCTGCCCCAGCGACACGGGGTTCGGCTGGGACGTGTTCTCCAGGAGGTTATCGGCGATGACGAAGAAATCCTTGGTCGTCAGGATCGCCTGCGCCCCGTCGATGTTGATGCGCGACTTGGGCACAGAGATGATCTGCGCCTCCATCTGCTGCTTGTCCAGGTTGAATGCCGCGGCCCACGTGGACACGTTGATGTTGGCGATGACCTCAGGAGTCGTGATGAGAATGAGGTCCTCGGGGCGGGCCCACACGGGCATCTTCCCCGCATTGTACTTGGTGTCCAGGAAGCGCAGGTTGCCGGCACACGCCTGAACTTTCTTGATGAATGTCTCCCCGTCCGCCTTACTGGCACCAAGCGACTGGAGGTCCGGCACCTGAGTATGCCAGAAACCCCCGCCCTCCTGGTACTCGCGCAGCAGCGACATGGTGAGGAGGAACTCATCCCAGGAGTCGGACGTGGCGGGCATCTGAAGGATCTGATTCAGGTACGTCTGCAAGCCACTGTCGTCCAGGAAAGCGCGACGCAGCTGATCGCGGTTCACCGTGATCTTGTAGAACTCCTGCCGGTTCACCGTGTGGAACTGACTTGCGACGTCAGGCTTTTCCGTCCCGAAAATCGCTTTCTCCCCGTACTCCCGGTCGGGGGAGTAGGAATAGGCGCGCAGGAGGCCCGCCTGCACTTCTTCGATCGTGTCACCGAACTGAAGGCTGTTGCGCTTGAACGGGGCGAGAGGATTCTTCCACGAGATGTCCCGCGTAATATATGAGCCGACACGGTTGATGAGCGCGTCAGTGAACTCGTTCCACGCGGGCGTGTACTGCATGAGCCCGCGCACCGTCTCAGTCACATTGGCCTTGGTCACGTCCGGGATGCGCCGCTGATAGTCATACGACGCATCATTGCGGATGCGGTTCATGATCTCAACATTGTCGAAGGGGCGGACGCCCCCGAGGTTCCTAGGCATTACTTGCCCTCCTTATTAGCGAAGAACGCGTCAATACTACCATCGTCGTCACTCGGCCCGTTCACAGCGGCAGACGAGTCATCATTGCCGTGCTCATCATTCTTGAGCCCGATCTGGGTCATGAGATCATACGACTTGGACTTGAGGTCCGAGATCTGGTCCTTAAACCCCGTGTTCTCATCGGTCAGGCTCTTGATCTTCTCCGAGGCTGCGTCGAAGTTGCCCTGAAGAGAATCATAGGCTCCGCGAAGGTCGTCATAAATACCTTCGGGGATCCCCTCCTCACCAGGATTCTGGATTGCATCAATCATATTATGAAAATCCATTGCTTCCTCACATAAAGATAGGGTGAGTGCTCATGCACTCACCCTATCATATCACCGGCTTGACGGAGAGCGGCTGACGAAGACGGCCAGTCTCAAGAACATCACGTCAGGCGGCTTCACGCCGTAGGCTACCCTCACGCGGCGTCATCCGACTCCGTGGCCGGCGGCTCGTAACCCAGTTCCTGCACAGCGGCATACTCGATCATTGAGGCCAGGAGCGCGGACAGACTCTTACGCTCCGCCCAGTGCCTCTCATCGAGGAAAGCGTGCAGATCAGTGGAAATCGCGGTGGTCACATTCTTCTTGCTCATATCAGTCAACCTTGTACGTAAAATGCGTTTCCCTGAGGACGACGCCCCCAGGAACTTTGTGTGGTACCAGTTTACCATGCCACACCTGTTCTGAAAGCAGATCCTCTACTGTGACGTTTTTCGCAATATTTTTCGGCAAGCCCGCTACGTGGATCTCATCAACCCCGTCGATTCGCTCACCATACTGCTTCGCACGATTATACACCGCGACCTGAAAATCAGCCTCGCGCTTCCACGCCCCGAAATCACTCGAGTGCTCCGTGACCCCCATCGCCTCACCTAGTAGGTGCATGGAGTCGGTGTCGGCATAGCAGAACATGTCGTAATTCTTCTGGCAAGCGCGTATCGTGAAGTCTCTCGCCCATGCGGTAATGAAGCATGCCATCGCCGTGTAGACGGGATCGCGCTCCTCGTACTCGGCCTTGGTGAACGCCACGTGCCCGTCCTTGAGGATGGGGCGCTTGCCAGTCACGACGCGCCGGGTCCCGAACTTGCCGTACAGGGAGTTGAGGTACAACTTGGCGATGGCCCGCACACCACCCGTCGATTCTTCCTTCACTTTCTTCCACTTATCGGTGTAGTCATTGAATAATCCGATCGTCGATTCAAATGAGTACACGTAGTGCACGTCATGAATTGTAAAATCATAATGATCGCAGTACAGTTCAAGGTCAACCGACGTCATCCCCAGATCAACATTCTCGGCCTCATGCAAATATTCTGTCCCCACGAACCGCATATTGTTCTTCAACTGAATGCAGGGCAGCATATCCTCCTTCAGTTTGAAACTCACATTCGCGTACACAATGAACAAACCCGACTCGGGAATATGATCCTGCCGCTGCGGCATCCCATAGGGGAGAGGGCGCATGCGCATCATCGACGGGTACAGCGAGTTCACGTCATACACGTGACCCGGCCCAACCAACCGCTTCGCATACGTCGGATTCACATACGTGTAACCCCCGCGATAAGCACGGCGGATCTCGTCATCCCACTCGTCCGGGACAATGGGGAACAAGTCCCTGAAGCCACGCTCACCCTGTTTGGACGCCTTGAAGTTCTTCAGCGTGTCACTGGCCACGGTAAGCCCCGCCATCCCCATGTTCGACGCGATGACGAGCGCCCGGGACATGATCTCCACATCCGTGCGCAGATACGCCCACTCCTCAACAGTGGGGGAGTAGCCGATCGGACGCTGCTTCTTGTAGTCGATCTCCCCTTTCTGAATGGGGAGATCGAATGTCTTGGCGATCGCCTTCACGCTCATGGGGAGTTTTTTCAGCGAGTCCCGGAACTCGACCCTCGTCTTCCCGGCATGCACGATGATCCGGTAGAACTTCCCGAAACCGTCGATCGTCGTCTCGATCCTGTGAGGAACGCTGCGATCCTCGGTCACCTCGTACCCGGCCTTGAGGAGGTAGTCCAAGATGAAAACACCATCGAAAGCCAGGTTGTGGAAGTAAGTGATGCTGGGGGAGCGGAGGATGAACTGGATGAACGAGTCGATATCCGTTCCCGTGTCGTACTCCTCCAGGTTGTGAATGTTCTGGACGCCCCACGCCCATATCCTACTTCCGACGGCGAGACCGCTTACCGGATCGACGTCGTCCGCGCTTTCGAAGTCGGCGCTGTTCAGGCGTGTCTCGGTACGCTTCCTCAAGGGACCATCCCTCCACATCGTCCCACAGTGATTGCAGCCGGTCCTCACCCAGTTCGGCAAACATGTAGGCGTCACCGTCTTCTTCGTTCTCCGGGAGCGTCCCCAAATAAATCATCCCCAGGGCATCGGACAAATTAGAGTCGTGAGTCCACATGAAATACAGAGTCTCGTCATCAAGACTCATGAACTTATCCGGCAGATCGCTTCCCGTATACAAAGACATGTTGACAATATTCTGTCTGATGCCCGCAACCTTTTCCTTAATGTCAGCGGGGTTCATCATCTCACGCAGTTTCTTCTCCCGCATCGCAATCGCATCCGGCCTCATAAACTGAGTAGGCTTGGGGAAGCCCCCGCGGCGCAGGCTCTCGGTCATCGACGACCCGTCGAACTTGATGCGCTGCCTGAACGTCCGGTCGTACTGACCGACTGTCATATCGGGGCCCAACCACGGGGGATTGACCTCCTCGTACTTACGGACGTAGGCTTCTTTCTTGGCGTTCGCTGATTTTACTGCCGTGTACAGGGAGCGCATCGCCTGCGACGTCACCACGTGACCCTCGTGATCGCGGTAAAAGCCGACGGTCGGCGTCATGAAACCCTTGAGACGCTCAATATGAGCGTCCAACTGTTTACCAGTATATCTCTTGACGAGGCGCTCTGACTTACGGGGGTCGTACTTGGTACCCGTAATATCGATGCCGTACCGACCATTATTGATCTCATGTAGTAGACTTCGCGACCCGAGCGGATCATAACGGCCCGCAGCAATCTGCTGAATCTTCTTCGACGCCTGACGCTCCAACCGGAGCGCCTCAGCGCGTTTCTCCTGCAACCCCATGCGAAAAACCCTCCCCCGCCCTACCGGGCGGGGGAGGGCGGCTAGTGTCTAACCTATCTCACTTGTCCTTGGCGAGCATGAGGCTCATGTACCGGAAGCCGCGGCGGCCCTTGCGCTCCACCGGGATAAGCTTCACGGCGCCGTCCCACGTGGACGGCTCACCCAGGAAAGCGAGGATGTTGCGAACGGCGCCCTGGATGCCCACGGAGACGGAGGCGAGCGCCTTCCCGTCGGAAGTGAGCAGAACGACGCGGGTCGCCTCGCCGATCTCGCCGCTCTCCTCGTTGGCAACCTCGACCTTGTGGGCGACGATATCGACGACGTCGAGGGTCTCGCCGAGGTGGTCGGAGAGGGGCTCTGCGTCGTTGACGGCGCTGAAGACGGTCTTCTTGGCCTCGATGTCGGTGCCCTTGACGGTGGTGAAGACGCCGGAGGCGTCGAGGGTGTCCTGGAAGTTGGCAGTGGTGGTGATGTCGGTGCTCATCATTCTTTCCTTTCTTAGAAGAGCGTGGGCTGAAGCGTCTCCGGATGATCAGCTTCAAGGTTAGTATAGAACTTGTTGTCGGGAAATGTCAAATTGAGGAGGTTCTCAACAACGTTCATGATAGTAGGGCAGTTCCTCACCATCATCGTTGTCATCAAATCGCCGTCAAGCCAGCAATTCGCATGAGTGTAGGGCGACTGGAACTCGACCATGATGCGCATGTTGCTTCCAAAGGGGGAGCAACTGCCGGACCAGGCCTTGCCGACCCGAACAATATTGATGGGGATATCTGCGCCTTCTTGGTTACTGATTGTAAATCTCATTTGTCAACCAATCAATCTGGAATGGGCCAAGAATCGAAAGTGTCTGATAAATCTTCCTCCTATCAAAAGGTGTACTGATGGTCGCTGTCACCATCGGCGGGGCAGGGGAGGGCTGCCCCATCGTCAGAGCCGTCATAGACTCCGTCGCCGTCGCCGTGATCACGTAGGTGACGCCATTGTACGGAAATCGGGTCTCCCACTTGCCCTCCCCCTTGGACTCCCACGTGATGTTGAGAGTGTCGCCGTTGTTGATCTGAATGCGGTCCTTGTACACGGCGGTGAGTGACACGGCCTTGGCGAACACGAGGAGGCACTGCTTGACGACGTCCTCCAGGTCCTCATAGCGGACCTTACGGGGGAGGAGGGTCTGCTGGTCCACCGGAGGCACGATGACGATGTTGTTGTGATGGAAGGCGACCGAGTAGGTGTCCCCGGCGATGTCCACGTCGGCAACCCACTCCTCCAAATTGGAACGCCGTGTCGTCATGGTGCCGTTCTTCTGGTCCATCGTGACCTTGTAATCCATTATTTCCTTCCCGACCACCAAATGAGGACAAACGAGGCAGCCACTAGTAGGTAAAGAATGATTGCGTCAACTATTTCCTGCACCGCAACTCAACCATTCCGGAGAAGTAATCGAAGGCGTCTCGCACGTGCTCGCGGCTTCTCCAATGAGACGTCGTAACTGTACACAGCGTTCGGGAGTCCACCTCCACAACGTATTGTCGTCCCATGATGGTGAAATCCAGGATTCCTTCATGTTTGAAGTGAATGGATTCCGCCACAGACTCCAGATAATCAAGCAGAGCAAAGGAATCGTGTGCAGGATCACAAACATTGTTCACAGCGCCTCCTCTGCCATGCACTGACTGAACAAAGCCTGGTCAGCAAGTTCACGGGCCAGCCCATCGGCGTCCTCGGCCGCGTAGTACGTGCCCATATACGCCCCCAAACGCCTCACAGTCGTCGTCCACTGCTCGTCTGCCACTGTACCACGACGAGGAATCCGCAGGGCCCTCAGAATGGCTGGAAACGTGTTCTGGCGCGCACGGAGTTCCAGTTCAAAATTGTTGCCCACACCCCTTCCTTTGAACACCTCAATCATGAGTCGATCAATGTTGACGTCTCTCACATCAACGCCTACCGCCTCGACGCGTGTAATGAGGTAATTCCTCGCAGCCTTGTAAGTCTTAAACTTCATGACCGTTCTCCTTTCGACATGCATAACTCTACTAGGTTCGTGGACTGAGTCAAGTCTTAAACGTGTGATGTAGGACACGTGAGGCCATAGCACACTTCCCCACAAAGAGCCAGGTACTGACAG